ATTTACATGTTTAGATTGTAGATTACAACATTAGATTATATTTATTTCTGCGCTATCACTATGCCATCTAAAGATGTAACCTGGACCCTGCTGCTTGATGTACATAATTCGCATGTGCTCATCATGTAGCTTCCAGCATTTGAGTATCCACTTAAAATTGCCTCGCGTCATATAAGCAAAACCGACTGTGTCATCTTCCGGATCGTTGAGCATTTTCTGAAACAGATTGCTGAATTTATGAATGCTAGTAAGATCGAACATGTGTCCGAATTTGCCGGTGTGGTCACCAACTTTCATCTTATCGAAAATAAAAGGAAAATCTTTTTGCAAGTTTGGGCATATGCGCGTGACTACCCGATCTTCTAATCTAACATCGAAAGTGTTTGTCTCTCTGTGCTGTTCGATCAATGCTTCTTGAATCTTGCATCGCACTGGTGGCGCTCCAGGAGGATTTTCGTTGCTGTTATATCTGCCACTTCGCAGCCAATCGAACAAAGCTGCTTGTAAATCATCGTTGGTCATTCCCCATATTCCTTATCAGTTCGCTACTTCTTATTAGTAAGCTGTAGAACTTTTCCCCATTTCTGCATCTTGCTGACCATGTTGATGCTGCCATCAACAGTTTCTTCGTCAATCAAGTCATATATCATTTCGAATTGATCCATCGACAACTCGAAACCAAGATGCGCTTCGAACTCCCGAGTTAGTTTTATCAGTTCGAAATTTCTTTTTCTAGCTTTTTCGCTGCTAACGACGTTTTTTCTTTCGCCAGTAGCCCATTCGCGTAGATCTATGCCAAACGTGTCGCAGAATTTGAATGCAGTCTCGATGTCTCGAGGCAAACTACCTTTGAGCCAGCCAACGGCAACCGCATGACTTACGTCAATCGTGTTTGCAATCTTGCTCGCTCTACCAAACTCCTTCGTTGTTTCGTCCAACCGCGCATTTAACCAATCCCTCCTCTCTTCCTTTGTCACGTTATCCCTCCATTTTTAATTTAATAGTTAGACTTTTGGTCTTGGTCTAGAAACTAGCATATAACGCAGAAAATAAAATCTGTTCTTTTGTACAGTAGTACGATAGATAAAACTATTTATTGATTTCATATACCATCTAGAGATAGGATGTCTGGTCTACATGGAGGTTCAATGATCTACAGACGAGACAAAAGCAAAACCAGCCACTATACAGTTATCCCAAACGCAACACTCAGAGACGCAGACATCAAGCCTGAAAGCCTGGGTGTGCTTACTTACTTGTTAAGCCACGTTGATGAATGGCAAGTCACGAACAAAGCCCTTTCAAATCACTTCAACATCTCCACCGGTCGAGTGAGCAAGATCACAGAAGATCTAGCTTCGCACGGTTACATCTGGAGAGACAACGTCATGGACTCAAAGGGCAAGATTATCCGATGGGATTGGATAGTTTGTGATGAACCACATCTCGAAAATCCAGATCTGGCAAAACCCACATCTGGGGAAATAAAACAAAGAAGTAATATAGAACAAGAAAACCATTTAACTAGAACACGCACTTGGCGAGATGAGTTACAAGAAGCTAAACCGGCTACGGTTGGTCAGGCGGCGTGGGGCAAATGGTGGGAGTATAAATCTCCGAAACGAATGCCAAGCCGCCGCATTTTGGCTAACGCACTGTTGCGGTTCGAGATCCTGATCGATGCGGGACACACCGACTTCGACAAGATAATCGACATTACTGTTGCTAGCGGATGGCAATCTGTTCCGCAGCCCGAGTGGACTCAAATCAAACAGATTAAGCAGTCTTCTGAGCAGACCTCTATCCTTGCGCTGGTCCGCTGATGGACATCGTCGAGCTAAAGAGCGTAGCGCAAGCGCATGTCAATCAGATCTGTCTAGAGCTGTTGCCCGAAGGCGTCAGGGAAGGTGATTGCTGGAAAGTAGGCAGCATCAAAGGCGAAAAGGGGCGTAGCCTGAGCTGCTATCTGAGTGGCGCTGATGCGGGTAAGTGGACTGACTTTGCAACTGGCGATCATGGAGACGTTATTGATCTAGTTCGAACGATACACGGCAGCACACTGCTCGATTCGATTGACTGGATCAAAAAGCGGTTTGGCATTCGAGATACCGATCAGGCTAAAAAATTAAAAGCGCCGGTAAAAAAATACAACACCCCAATTATGCCAGCTGCTAACGAGGCAAGCCCAAATCTGCACAGATACCTCGAGAGCAGAGGCTTTAGGGACGTAGGAGAGATATGCCACAGCTGGAAGCTCTACGAGGCTGGTAATGATGCAAAAGCGGACTTGATCTTTCCGTTTTACAGCATCGACGACACGCTTACCTGCGGCAAGACCAAGAACATGAACTATGAGCGAACGTCCAAAGGCAGTTTCTGCGGCACTGGCGCTAAGTTAATCCTATTCGGTTGGCAGGCAATGAACCCTAACGCCCGAACGTTATGGCTAACAGAGGGTGAGTTAGACGCTATTGCTTTATCTGAACTAGGTTTCCCTGCTTTATCCCTGCCTAACGGCGCTGCTGGTTTAACGTGGATACAACATGAGCTGCCAAACCTAGACCGCTTCGACGAGATCGTGATCGCCACAGATCAGGACGAGGAAGGTGAGGGTTGCGCTCAGAAGTTAATCGGAAGACTGGGCGAGCGTTGCATGCGAGCGCGGTGGGAAGGTGCAAAAGATGCAAACGAACTACTCCAAAAGCTGGGTTATGACCACGCCAAGCTTGCCGTCCAGAAGGCTTACGACTCAGCTAAATGGATCGATCCAGACCAGTTGAAATCGGTTATGGAATTCCATCAAGTCCTGGACGATTACTTCGATCTAGAAAACCGAGGGCTGCAAGGTTACGAGGCGGGATGGGAAAAACTTAACGATCAGCAGATACGATTTCACGGTCTCTGGGGCGTGACTGGAATCAACGGACACGGTAAGTCTATGTGGCTTGGGCAGTTGGTTTTGAACCTGATGAAACAAGGCGGTAAAGCACTGATCGCCTCGATGGAAATGGCGCCGAAGCAAACGATTGGGCGAATGATGCAGCAGGCATCGGGTGGTTCCAAGCCGCCTAAACCGTACAGAGATGCCCTGCTCAACTGGATGAGCGACTCGTTATGGCTTTATGTCGATCAGCTAACACCCAAGCCAGCGCAGCTCATGAAGACGTTCGAGTACGCCTATCGAAGATATGGGATAGACGTTTTTGTGGTGGATTCTTTGACGAACATGGTTAGGCAAGACGATTACGCCGAGCAGCAAAAATTCGTTGAGCGCCTGGTCAATTTCAAACTGCGGCACCCCGTCACTATCTTCTTAGTTACCCACTCCCGCAAGGGTGAGAGTGAAGCTATGGCTCCCAACAAGTTTGATGTCAAGGGATCCGGATCGATTACAGATTTGGCTGATGGGTTCGTCAGCATATGGAAGAACAAAAAGAAATCTGAGCACCTAGAGGTGTGCGAAATCCTCGGGCGAGAGCCAGACGAGGAGATCATGAAAGGCTGGGATATGTACCTAGATGTCCTCAAAAACCGCAACGGCAGTTTCGAGGGAAAGGTCGGATTCGAAATGCATCAGGATTCTTTGCAATACCTCGAGCGTCGAGCGGGTGCGCCAAAAAAATACATCAACTACAGCAAGGAGTCTTCGTGATTGAGGAAGAACGGTTTGCGGAAAACATCCGCAACGCGGGTGCAGAAATAGCACATGCAGAGATGGAAGTAGCCAAAGCTGACGCAAAAGAAAAACAGAAGTTCGCACAGCTCATGATGATTGGTGAGCACCAAGGCAATAAGACAGCCGCAGCACAAACAAGGTTCGCTGACGCATCAGATGAGATGTATCAGATCAGGCTGGCTAGGGGTGTCGCCAAAGGCGCTCTCGCGGCGGCAAAAGCAAACAGTAATGCAGCAGAAGTGGAGTTCAAACAATGGCAAAGCACAGTAGCAAGCGCACGCATGGAGAGACGAACATATGGAGCTTAGATTTTGAAAGCAAGGTCCACTTTCAGCTGGCGCCTACTCAAGCAACGAATCCTGATGAATTTGAGGATTTCTGCGTGTCGCTTTTCAAACTGGCTGAAGAGTTTGGGTTGGGAATTGAAAACATCAAAATCGAAATGGAACTCGTTAATGAAGAGCCGCACACCCACTAAAGAGGAGAGGGTTTGGATGAGCTGCCTGCTCGATCACGGATGTGTCGTCTGTCGCAGAGAGTTCAGAGTTCACACCCCTCCTGAAATTCATCACATCGATGGCAAGACCAAGCCGAACGCACATCTAAACAGCATCCCGCTATGCACAAAACATCATCGAGGTGGAGATGACAACGCAGTATTTACCTCCCGACACCCCTATAAAAAAAGATTCGAGGAGCGTTATGGAACAGAACAGGAGCTTTTGGAACATGTCCGAACGGAAATCTTTGGATGACCCTACCCCTGCCGAGTGGGATGAAGTCTCTCGACCGGCTCGATACACACAGGGTGATATCGAATCTTGGGACGCTATGCACAGCGCCATGTCGCAAGAGGAATGGAACGGCATGTGCAAGGGAACAATCATGAAATACCTTTGGCGCGAGCA